AATGTTTTAATGCCTGATGGCAGTGTTTCACAAAGAACAATTACGGACATTACAGGTTCAGTTATTACAGTTAATACTGCATTTACCGTAGGAACAACAGCAACAGCACCAAATGTTAATAGTGTTTGGGTATTAGAAACATCAGGTGGAAGTTCAGCACAAAACATACAAAATTCACTTTACAGAGTTATTTCGGTAACTGAACAAGAAGGTATTAAATATAAAGTAACTGCACTTACATACAATGAATCTGCTTATGCTCATGTTGAAAGTGGTGCTGATGTTACTTTCAGAGATGCAACGAATTTAAACGAATTACCATTAGCACCAGCATCAGTGACTATTACTGAAAGGTTGTACAAAGAAGTTACAAATCAAAATGCAACCACAAATGCGAATGAGAAAATATCAAACAAAGGTAAGGTAAAAGTAAAATTAATTGTTAATTGGGCACAGGTTAAAGGTGTAGTAAATTATCAAGTTCAATTTAAAAAAGATAATGGTAGTTATGAAAGTGTAATTGTACAAGGTTTAGATTTTGAATTGCCAGATGTACAAGCTGGCAAAGTTTATAAGTTTAAAGTATTTGCATTAAATGGTGCAAATCAACAATCACCAACTGCTGCGATAGCAACAAGAACTACTGTAGGTAAAACAGACTCACCATCTAATGTAAGTGCATTTACAGCAACAGTTGATCCTATCGCTGGTGTAATTTTATCTTGGACAGAAAACGCACCAAATCCTGATGGATTTACTGGAACAGATGTTGAATTTAAAGATTTAGATATAGCTTATTATGAAATACATAAGTTAACTGGCGGTGCTGGTACGACAATTACGGATAGTAATTTTGGTAATAAAGCAGCGTCAACATATTTAACAAGAGATCAAGCACCTGATACTGTTACTGGTGACTTTCCATCTGCAACTACCAGTTATTTTATAAAAGCAAGAGATGATGGTGGTAGGTTCAGTGCAACAGCAACATCAGTTGTCGTAACAATAAATGTACCTTCAGCTATAGAGAATGTTGTTAAATCAGCAGAAAATGGAATTATAAAAATTAGATGGACTGCACCTTCATCAACTTATAAAATAAAAAATTATCAAATTACATTTAATGATGGTTCGGCAAAAACAATATTTGCAGATAGCACAGAATTTCAAACACCAGGATCTTGGGTAGGTTCATCACGAAATTTTTTTATAACTGCTATTGATATTGCAGGCAATAGTGGTGCAGAAACAACAGTTAATTTTCCAATTCCAGAACCAGCAGCACCTAATAATCTAACTCATAGTTTTACTACTGATTCTGTTGTTTTAAAATGGGAAGAAAATTTACCAACTGCTTCAACATTACAACCACCTGTTATTGGCTATAGGATCTATAGAAATAATGGAACAGATAGTATTGCACAGATAAAAGGAACAGAATTTACTTTATTAGTTAATTCTACAAACTTTCCAAATGTAAACGGTACAGCACAGGCAAGTTATCAGGTAGCTGCTGTTTATGCAGATCCAGCCTTTCCTACAGATGGAAGGCCATCATCAAACCAAGCAACTACAACCATATCAATAAGTGTTGCACCAGCACCTACTCCTTCGTTTAGTTTTGAGTTAGATTTTGTAAGAATAAAATGGGGTGAAGTAAACGGATCTTTGAAAACAATAAGATATGGAATTTTTGATAATGAAGGTGATTTGATAGGCGAAGCTGATAGTAGAGAATTTACTTTAAAAGCTAATTTTAATGATAAAACTATTCAGATCAAAGCTTTTAGTGCAGCTTATATAAATGCAGTAGGTGATTCAACAGCACAGGCATTATTTATTGGTACAGGTAGCAATTTTACTATTACAAGACAAAATCTACCAGCACCTACAAATGGTTCTTTTGTTTTAGGTAGTGAAGGAGGTTTAGGATTTGTTACTTCATCTTGGACATCACCTACTGTCAATTCAGCAAACAATTTAGATTTAAAAGATTTTAAAATTATAAGAAGTAGCTTTGACACACTTTCAGCAGCATTAAGTAATTTTAATTCAACAAATGATTTATTAGTTATACAAGATACTGAATCATTTAAAGAGGAGGTTAGTTGGAAATTAGCTAGTGATAGTACTGTTAATTCTATAACAAGATATTATTACATAATTCCGAGAGATTTATTAAATAATGAAGGAGCAGTTTTGAGGATAAAAGTAGAAATATTTAGACCATTAAAAGTACCTGATGGTGGTACTTGTGAGGTTATTGATAATAATGTTTTATTACGTTGGGGCGAACCAGCTGTTAATAGTACAAATCAATTAAAAATAGATCATTATGAGATAAAAAAACATACTGGCAGTGGTGCAGCAAGCCAGGTTTGGAGTACAGGTTCACCGATAGGAAAAGGTACTGGTAAAACAATAACCGACTCAAGATTCAGTGTAGTTTTTGAAACTGCTCCAGATACTTACACCTATCTTATAAAAGCAGTTGATACTGCTGGGAATGAATCTAAAGATACACCTATATTTTTTAAATCACTTTCAGTATCTCAACCACCTGATTTTGTTTTAAATGCTGATTATGACTCAGTTTTTAGTACATCAGGTACAGGTCTTACATCACCTCAAGAAGTTGATTCTGTAGCATTTACTAACTGTCTTAAAGTTTTTGATATTGCTTTGAATAAAAACGTTCTTTATTTGCCAGTTTTAACAAATAGTAGTGGCGTTGGAACGCAAACTTGGCAAGAACATTTTGTTGGCACTGGATCAAATGCAAGTCCACAATTTGCAAATATTTCTGCAATACAAAGTGCTGGTTTCTCTGCATATTTAGAACCAGCACCTACAGGAAATTCTAATAGAGGTCAGTATCAAGAGGTTTTTGATTTTGGTACGAATTTAGCTTCATCTAAAGTATCAAGTTTAGCTGAATTTGCAAATCAAGGATCTGGAACTGTTAATCAATCACAAAGACTTGATCTTGTATCTGGTGGGTCGGGTGGAACTTTTAGTAATGGTACAGAATCAAATTCTAATTCGGCACAAAGATTTGGAGTAGGATTTCAAAGAGTTAGATATAAGACAAGAGCAATATCTGTTGCAGGTTCTTTGATAAAAATAACTAATTTAAATTTAAAAATAGATGTAAAAATTAAAAATGATACAGGCACTGGAACGGCAAATGCTAGTGATAGCGCTGGTACTGTTGTAAATTTCAACGTGTCTTTTGTTGATGTACAAGGTCTTGCAGTAACACCAAATACAACATCTGCTGTGTTTGCAGTTGTTGATTTTCAAGACGTACCAAATCCTACCTCATTTAAAGTTTTGCTATACAATACGAGTGGGGTTAGAGTTAGTGGTAACTTCACATGGCAATGCAGAGGAACTTAAATGGCTAATTTTGCGAATCCAACAGTAGGAAGTAATTATACAGATTTTCCAACTGAGATAAGGGCTAGTGTAGATGCGGCTTTACAGATGTTGTCATCTGGTAGTCATACAAATATTCCAAATGGTGCAATAAAATGGGATTCTGATAACAATAAATTTGTACAAAAAGTTAGTGGTAGTTTTAATAGTCACCTTTCCGATACATATAATTTTACAAATGTAGAAGCTACGCAACTTGATTTAGGACATAATAAACGTGCCAGATTTGGTGGTTCACAGGAATTACAAATTTATAATGACGGTACGAGGTCAAGAGTTGAATCAGCTTCAGATCATCTTTTTATAAAAGGTGGAGATATAACATTATTTAAAGGAAATACTGCTGAACAATTTATTGACTGCAATTCTGACGGCAGTGTTGATTTATTTTACGATCAAGGTTCTTATTCTGCTCCAAAATTATCAACTGCTGCTAATGGAGTAACGGTAACAGGTGAATTAACAACCACAGGGCAAGCAGCCATTGGTACAAATATTACAACAGATGGTTCTGGGGGTGTAGGCGATAGGCTTATAAGAATTGGAGCAGGTCGAACAGGAAATGGTAATTCATATTTAGATTTAGTAACTGATACGACTTACAGCACTTATGGAGCAAGATTTATTAGAGGTTCAAGTGGAGCTAATTCAAATACAATTCTTCAACACAGAGGTACTGCACAGTTACAAATTAGTGCAAATGACGCTGGAAAGATAGCTTTAAGAACTAATGGTGCAACAAGACTATTTATAGATCAGAACGGACTGACAGGTATCGGAACTACCTCCCCATCAAAACTTTTTGATATTGCCAGTGCTGGTACACCAGAGATGATTATTAGATCATCTGCTGCTTCCAGCCATGATGCAATATTAAGGTTGCGTGGAGCAAGAACTGGTGCGCCAACTGACATAAATCGAATTGTTTTTGAGACAAATGATACAGGTGGTGGAAATTATGCTGCGGGCTCAAGGCTAGGTTCTATTATTGGTGGTAAACAGCAAGGTAATACGACAAGAGGATTTTTTGATTTTAGGTTAAATAACAACTCGATTACGGATGGTTCTCTAGGTGGTAGTGATGTTTCAAAGTTATATATTAGACCGAGTAATCAGATTGGTATTGGCACTACAAATCCACAAACATTACTGGAATTATCTTCAGCAGATCAAAGTTCAATAATCAGACTTCATTCAAGTGATGGAGGTATAGCAATTACAGATAGAATTGGAATGATCGAATTTTCTGGAAATGATGCTAATAATTCTGGAATTTGTGCTTTTATAGAAGCCATTGCTAGTGGTAATAATGGTCAAACAGATTTAAGATTTGCTGCTGGAACTGCTGGAAGTACAACAGAAGCAATGCGACTTACTAGAGACAAAATTTTAGTGTTTGGACATACTACACAGAGAAATTCAAGAGCAGGTACGTCTAATTTTCAACCTGATTTACAGATACATAGCGATTCGGTAGGTGCGATGTCTATTACTAGATATTCAAATAGTACAGGAAGTGGAAGATTACATATACAAAAAGCAAGAGGAACAGCAGCTTCTCCTTCAGTAGTTACAAATGGTGATGCAATTTGTGATTTTACAATGAGTGGATATGATGGCTCCAACTTTACTAATGGTGCAAGAATAACTGCAACTGTTAACGGTACTGTTGGTTCTAATGCAATGCCGACTGACATTACATTTCAGATAAGAGATGACAGTGGTACGTTAAATACAAATTATACAATGACCCATGATCGGTTTTTTGGAATCATAAAAACTTCACCTGCTTTACCGCTACATGTAAAACAATTAACTGATAATGCTGGTTCTATAAGGATAGAAGATTCTGGATCTAGTACAAGATATATGGATATTGATGTTACTGATGGCCTTACAAAATTTATTGCAAGAAATAATACCGCAAACGGAACTTTTGCATTTGTAGGTAATGACAATAGCACTGAACTTGAATATTTACGTCTTTTTGTCGGTGGGGGTGTGTCGATTGGTAGTACTACTATGCAAACATCTGGAACTACTGGTGATAGATTATCTGTAACGGGTGGAAATATTAGTACAAACTCAAGTATTGTCGCTGGTAGGGGATCAGGAAGTATTGGGTTGACACCAAATGACGGCTACGGTAACGCAAATTTAACCTTTAACCATGTAAATGGAAAGCCAGATAATAATGGTAATGCAGCAAGAATAGAAGTTAATACAGATTCAAATACTGGTGCTGCAATGTATTTTGAACTTAAAAGCGGAGTAACACAAGGTACGGCTGTTGCTTTAACAAATATTTTAACCTTAAGTGAAACTTCCGTAAAAGCTCATGAAAATATTATTCCTTCTAGTGATAGTGCTATTGATATTGGTACAAATAGTGTAAGATTTGCAAATGGTTATTTTGATACTTTATATGGAGATGGGTCTAATTTAACTGGTATTTCACAAGCAGTTAGAAGAATAAAACAAGCTAATTTAGGCACTGAAACATTATTTACTGGTGGCGATTTTGAAAATCATTTGTCAGTAACATTTGACAATGTACCAAGCGATTCAAGGTTCGTAGTATTTACAAGTTTTGAAATAAGAAGTATGAGTACGCAAGGTGGTACGGCTCAAGCAAAAATTGCAGTTACTAATGGAAATCTTATGGTAGACAGAGTAGTTGGTAATAGTGATGTTGACTATAACGATGGTCAATTTAGTTTTATGGAATTTGATGTTAATTCCAATACCGACAACAGAACTTATGCTTTGCAAGTAAGAAGTACTAGCTCAAGCAGTACTCAAGGTGCAAGAATAAAAAATGCTTGTATTATAGTTCTTGAATTTGGTGTTTAATTTATAAATAGACGAATTTAATATTATTACTTATACTAAGTAAAAATTGTTTTTAAAAAATGACAGCACCTAATCCACAAGAAGAAATTACAAAACTTGAAACCGAATTAAAAACAATGCAAGATAATTACCTGCAAGCAGATCAAGTAATGAAAAACTGCAGAGATCAAATTATTGCTATACAAAAAGCAATAGATACACATAAAATGTATTTACCAGAAGAAGCAAAATTTCCAACAGAACCAGCAGGTTTCACTAACAACTAATCATGGCTGATCCTACATACGAAACAATTTGGGGGTTTCAATCCGCAACACCATTAGAAGCTGTTAATGGTGGAGATGATGACGGCCTTGTTACAACTGTTCACTGGAATTTAACCTGCACAGCAAGTGATGGATTTACTGGTTATTATTTTGATGCAATGGGTTTAGAAAAAGGTGATACTGTTATTCCTTTGAAAGATTTAACAAAAGATCAAGTAATAGGATGGATAAAAACAAAACTTGGTTCTGATGAAGTGACAAAGCTAGAAGCACAGGTAAAGCAAGAATGTATAGATAAGAGAACACCTGCAAGTATTTCAACAGCACCTACAAGTTGGGCATCTAGTTAAATTTAAAAAATAACAATTTTATTTTTAAAGAAATAGACTTTTTGAATTTATATCCATATAATGAATTTATAATACATAATGTATAAATGAAAGGCCCTGGAAAGTTAAACCTTACTTTACAGAGAAGAAGTGGTTATGCTTTTGGGATTAATTTAAAAGACAGTAATAATTCAAATATAAATCTTACAGGCAAGACAATATTATCGCAAATATGGGATGAATCCAGAACGAATAAAGTGGCAGATGCAACGACTACAATAACTGATGCAACAGGTGGTGATATAAGTTGGAAGGTGTCTCATACTGATACAGCTAATATGACAGATAATATTTATAATTATGATGTTCTAAAGATTCATGCCAATGGTGAAAGAGAATACTTTTTAGAAGGTACAATATATATGTCTGAAGGTTATACAGCACAATGACAACTTACAATGTTTCAAATTTAGATAGCAACGCATCTGTTGTTACAATAACCAGTCAAGGGCCACAAGGTGCTGATGCTGTACTACAAGCTGGTAATAGAGGTGATTTTACAGTTGCTATAGCTGGTAATGGATCGCAAACAGCTACTATTAATACTGGTGCTGTAACCTCAGATAAGATACTTGATGGAACAATATTAAATGCAGATATAAATGCTAGTGCTGGAATTTTAGGAACAAAGATTTCTCCTAATTTCGGTAGTCAAAATATAACTACAACAGGAAACATAGCTGGGGCAGGTGGAACGTTTTCAAATGATTTAAGCATTATTAATACCATACCCACAATTAATTTAACTAATACTATTAGTGATTCTGATTATCGGATTCAAAATTATAGCGGTACATTTACAATTAAAGATGTAACTAATGGTAGCAATAGATTAACAATTACTTCGGATGGTACAGCTAATTTTTCTGGCAACTTAGATGTTGGTGCAGGGCTTGATATAACTGGTGATATAACAGCAACAAATAGAGTCACTTGTTCAAGTATTACAATTAGTGATGGACAACCTGGATTAATTTTTGAAGATACTGGTGCAAATCCTGATTTTATACTTCAAAATCGTAACGGTACTTTTGCGATTAGAGATACAACCAACAATGTAAATAGATTTTTAGTCAATGCTGCTAATGGAGATATTACAGTTACAGGAACAGTTGATGGGGTTGATATTGCTGCTCTTAACACATCATTTAGCAATCTTAACACAGCAGTTAGTGGTTTATCATCTGGTTCTGCTGTACTTACTAATGGGGTTACTGCAACGACCCAATCAGCGGGAGATAACAGCGCAAAGGTGGCTACAACAGCCTACACTGATACAGCAATATCTAATTTAGTAGATAGTTCACCAGCAGCTTTAAATACTCTCAATGAGCTTGCAGCAGCCCTTGGAGATGATGCTAATTTTTCAACTACAGTAACAAACTCAATAGCAACAAAACTTTCTCTTTCTGGTGGCACTATAAATGGAAATGTAACACTCAATGACGGTAAAGAATTATTTTTTGGTACGGACAATGATTTTAAAATAAAACATAGTGGTTCTTTAGCCGATATTGTAAATAGTACAGGAAATTTAAGACTAGAAACTGGCACTGGTAACAATATATTATTTAGAACTGATGATAATGATGGCACACATACAAATATAATTGTTTGTGATGGTACAACTGGATCAGAACACGTTGATCTTTACCATAGCAATAGTCGTAGACTAGCAACCGAAAGTGATGGTGTAAGGATTGTAGGAAAATTAAAAACTGGATTTGAAGGTGATTTACCCTCAATTAATCCTGTTACTAGAGCAGTTTTTAGTGGTTCTTTTGATAATACAGATTCTTCGCAAAATACTAGTTCTGCGATTTCAATTTTGTGTAAAGGAGGTGCTAACTCAAGAATAAATTTTGGTAATCATACTAATGAAGATCAAGCACAAATTAAATTCAGAAATGCGTTTACTGACTTACAATTTTTAATATATGATTCTATAGCAAACGAATTAAGAACTCAGCTAGAAATTGGTTCTGATTCTATTGAATTAAATTATGCGGGTTCAAAAAAAGCGGAAACATCTTTGACAGGATTTGACGTTTCAGGTGAATTACTTGTAAAAAGCACTGCACCAAAAATCAATTTTATAGACACTAATAATGCTAATAGATTTAGACTTGACGCAGGTGGTGGTACATTACAATTACAAATAAGTTCAAATAATGGTGTTAGTTTTAGTAATGCCATAGGAATAGGTAGCGGAGCTATTGAGCTACACCATTCGGGCACGAAAAAAGCTGAGACATCTAGTGCTGGATTTGACATTTCGGGTTTTTTAAATACAACTCACAGTACAAACGGTTATAGTATTTTTAAAACCGAAAATGCTGGATCAGGATTAAAAATTGCTTCTAAGACTGCATCTTCTGTTGCAAGATTAGTTTTTTCTAATAATCATTCTGGTACATTAGCTAATAATTGGTTTATTGAAGCTGGTTTTATAAGTTCTAATTATTATTTTACAGTTGGTAAAGGTGATATAGATGACCCATCGGGCACAGCAACTCCTATGTTGCAAATTAGTGATGCAGTTCTACTAAATTACGCAGATACAGTTAACGGTACTTTTTCTACTAAGGCACAAACAACTTCTACAGGATTTAATGTTATTGGTACTAATATTAAATTAAGAAACGTGGCGAATGGTGACCTTATAAAATTATTTCATAGTGGTACTGGTGGGAATGCTTTAATAACATCTGAAATTGGCAATGTAAAAATACAACCGAATGAAAATGGTGGTCAGGTTCAATTATTTGAAACTACAAGTGGCACTACCACGAAAAGATTATCAACTACAAATAATGGTATTGATGTAAATGGCGATATTAGAGGATCTAGTGGCATATTATTTAACAATGACACAGCAGATGCCAACACACTTGATGATTATGAAGAAGGTACATGGACACCAACTGTATTAAGTGAAGGTAATATTGGAACCCCACAAATTACTTGCACATACACAAAAATAGGAAGGCTAGTAACAATAAATGCTGACATTCATCAATTAAGTGACACCACATCTAGCACCTTTATTAAAATCGGAGGTTTGCCTTTTGTTCCTTCGGGAACTGTCTCAAATGAACATAGTGGTGTCTGTCATGGAGAGCGTTATGGTGGGTCAGATATTATAGTCGCTTACATTATATATAACAGTGGGTCTTATGGAATAAGCTTTAGATTTGGTGTACCAACAAATCACTTTTCAGGCGTTAGACATTCTCATATTAGTGATAATGGTGAAGATAATAATCTTAGATTTACTTTAACTTATGAGATTACATAATTTAGACCGCAGCTAAGTCTTTAAACTAAGCACCATAAACCTGTTAAGTCTGGAGGACTTTCCTAAATGGCATTATCTGAATCAATCGAATACGACAAAATAGAAGTTGTCGGTGAATATGCAACCGTACAGGTGCGTGAAGCAACTGTTATTAAAAAAGATGGTAAAGAATTAACAAGATCTTTTCATAGATATGTACTAGAGATTGGTACATTAGATGCTTCTGATAATTTGGTAGATACAGATATATCTAGTCAGCCAGCAAAAGTGCAAGCAATTTGTAATGCAGTATGGACAGATTCAGTTAAAAGTTCTTATAAAGCTTTTTTGATAGCAAATAAAACATCTGACGAGTCATAATTCCTAATATGACATAGAGAGGAGTAATTCCTATAATGGTAAGTAATACAAGCAGTTTTATCATGCTAAATAAAATCTCATCTATTTTATCTATCTTATCTTTTATCATTAGCGTCACAACTATTGCTGCTGGATATGCAGGTTATCGTTACATTACAAGTCCACAGTTTGAAGCAATGATGATGGAAAAGGTTATGGACAGTGTAAGTAAAATCTTGCCTAATCAAATAGATAAAAAGCTACCAAAAGTAACAGGTCCTATGTTGCCATTATGAATTGTTGGAATTGTAAAACTGAATTAGTTTGGCGTGAAAATAAATCATTGAAGGATAATAAAGATTTATGTAATAGATACTTAATGCAATCAAATTTTACCTGTCCAAAATGCAATGCTTATGTCGAGTTTTTTCATAAATAATAAATGAACTGTTGGCATTGTAAAACTGAACTAATCTGGGGTGGAGACCATAGCTTAGATGGTGACGATCACCCGATAATGTCTGGTGAATACAGTATGGTAACTAATCTTTCCTGTCCTAAATGTCATTCTTTTGTAGAAGTGTATTTACCGAGAGATGCTTACGATTAATGATATTTGGATTTTTTAAAAAACTAATTAAATATTATATTGATAAACTTGTGTCTTGGCTAAGAGTAAAAAAACTGCAACTTGAATTGGACAGTGAGATAAAAAAGTATCACGATAGTTTTGAGAAGAAAGAAAAACCTAAAGTAATAGAGAAAGGTACATTTGGAGAAGATGGCTGGTCTATTTCTATTGGAGATATAGATGACGAAGATACCAAAGATTGAAATAAAAGAAGTTTACGTTCCAAAAATAAGAACATGGGAGGTACAACCACCAATATTAGATTTAATTACTAAGCCAGTTGTAGATATTCCAGGATGTGTTGATGCTCATAGAAATAATCTGACAGGACTTATAAATGAAGATGAACTAGGTACATATAAAGCTTGTGGTACGTTTAATATCCCTAGCTATGAACCACTTGAATATAATCCTGCTGACTTTCAGTATACTGCACCTGCAAAGCAACAGGAGCAACAACAACCGCAACTTCCACAGCAAAAGCTTCAGATACCACAAAAGAAAAAAGATAAAAAACTAGAAATACTACCCTGTCCTGGTAAAAAAGAGCAAAAAATCGGGGATTTTCGTAACGATAAAAAGCTGGAACGTGTTATTGGCTATGAACGTGGTACAAATGGGATAGAATGTATCACTTTGTATGAAGACGTACCGTTCATCTCCCAATACATTCCAAGTTTTAAGCAGTTTACTGGGGTTTTTAGTCTTGCTCTGGTCGGCTGTTCTGCTCCGATCATTCTTAATTTAGTAAAACCAATAGTTAAAAATGTAATTAAGAAACTAACAAAGAAAAAGGAAACCAGTTCTTAATCGTAGAACTGGTAAGCGATTGATTTGAAAAAAATAGCGGTAAAGTTAGTCGAATGAATACGAATCGTCACGAGGAACATGGAGCCACGATACGCACGTTGAGGCGATTTTCACCTCGTAGACGATTAAATCCTAGAGGTGTTAAAAAGGTTTAACGTAACACCTTAAACGATGGAATAGTAATAAGCTGAAGCGGGCAGATTCAAGTTGATAAGATTCACGGGAAATAAAGTTGATTTGCCAAAAGCCGAGATGTAACGAGATAAAACGCAAGGCGATTGAAATACGATGTTAGAAGTGACTCTGAGTCGAATGACAACGAGAAACTATGGGTTGTAATCACTTCGCAAACCTATTAAGTCATAGAAGTGTTAAGGACAGTTTTAATCGTAAACTGACAACGATTGAATTGACATAAGTCGAAAAGAAATGTAGCGAGTGGCAGTAATTTGAGTGGAATCAAGCTAAGAGGATGGGAATTGACATAAGCGGAATCACAACGAGGTGAGGGTAACTGTAGTCATCTTGTCAACCTATTAAGTATCAAAGATGTTAAGAAGAGTTTGTCGTAGCACTCATAACGTTTGATTTGAGGCAAATAGAGAAGAAGCACAACGAGTGACAATAAGCAGCATGATGGAAGCTGAAAGTTGATCGACAGTGAGCCACAGAGAGTTACGGCTAATCGAAAAGAAACGTGATCATCTCGCAAACCTGTTAAGTCATAGAGATGTTAAGGAAAGTTTATCGTAACACTTACAACGAGGGCTTGAAACGAGGAATTACGGAGAATCGAGTGGGGCGGAGCCACGGAACTGCGATACGATAAGACAGAAGGTGCGATAATAAGATGTGAATGGAGTCGTTAAGAAGATTTCTTAAACTCTGATTTTTCGATCAAAGACTTAGGTAATCTTTCTCCTTTTCTTTGCAGTTGCAAAGATTCTTTTCTAGCACCATCAGCAGCAGAAGCTATGAACGCATGATGAATTTGTTTAGTTTCCAACTCACGTTGTTTTGATGGATCTAGATTGTCTTTATTGATGTGAGTAAACAATCTACGAGTATGTCTACGATGTTTTTTGATACCAGCGTTGGCCTGTTGTGCAGAATAATCTACACCTTCTTTATCAGTAAGTACTCGTAAAGATTGATCTTTATAAACCTCTTTAATAATTAGAGGTCTATTGATTGTTTCACGCAGTTTCATTAGTTTTTCAATAACTTTTACCATGCTGAAATCATCCCATTCTCTGTCTGGAAAAATGCTATAGTAAAATTCTTTGACTTGATCGTGTGGTACAAGATCTCCTTTCTGTAGACCTTGCCAATCGATACCACTTATTCTTGGATTATCTGTCATTAGTCAGCCATCTCCACTAGTTCAGATGCAGAAAATCTACCAAATCTTGGCCTCCATGTACCTAATCCTTCAGCTTTTCCAGCCATAGTAATGATTCTATTTAGCTGAGATACACTTAATATCTCATCGTCAACCATTAGTTCAAAAGTACATTTCCAATCTGGGAATAGTAGTCTTTGAACCCAGACACCTCTTGATGTAAATGCTGTATTAGAAAAATAACTTTGATCTTTAGTGTACATTTCCAAAGCATCTTTTGATCCTTCATATTCGATTAATGGATCATTAGTAACAACAACAGAACGAAGAACGTCTTTACCTAACTTCCATTTGGTAGCAGCGTTTCTTAGACAACGCAAGAAGTTAGCACCTGGCATATATGGATCAGAAAATCCATCAAATTCGATAGAGTTTTTAGTTTCGTTAACTTTAACCTTACCTTGATTTTTCCAATATCCAGAAAAAACCCAATCTAACGCACGAAGACAAAGATGATCTTCATCGTTTTTCTTTTTTTTACTAGAGAAAAATGATTTTTGTTTTGCTCCTTCACCTAATGGATCAGAGTTTTGTACATTTGAACAAAGAAGTCCAGCAGTTCCACGAACTGTGACTTGATAGCTGTTAAGTGCCATAATAAAAGTTTCCTTAACGGAGTGAAAGTGTAAATCCTTAACGGACTTTTTTATATTAGACATATATTATTTATATGTCAAATTTATATTATTTATGTTACAAAATGAAAATATTTGATATAATGAATTTGGCTGTGAGATTAAGCCTAAAGTAGATAGGTTACTTGGAAGGGGCTTATCTACTTTATAATTATTTTGGTAGACAACTTAAGCCCGTGGGTTGTCTACTATTTTAATTTATGCGTGTGCGGTAATACTTGATTCATCTTTTCAGCGACAATTACATCTTTGCATAGATCATAATAAGGGCTATCTACAGCAAACGATATTCCAGCTATCTTCAACTCTCCACAATTTTTTAGCCTTGCAAGCTCGTAGTTAAGGCGTTCTTTAGATAGTATCTGCCTTTGTATTTTCTCTTGAGTCGTAGCAGACTGCAAGCAAGCATCTTGAAATCTGTTATCTAATGGAAAGGTAAAAGTTAAAGCCACTCCTACATTTAATCCTAGAGAATCCTTATTACCACTATAGTTTTCTTGCTGAAACAAGATTTCACCTGGGTTTGTTAAATTACCATTATCATCTACTGCTGGGTTGTAGTAGGGAGTGTAGTATATATAATCCATCGGTCTTTTTATATTCAGATTAGTAGTGGCAAATGGACTAACAGACATCTGTGGACCTTGGCATCTTATACCGTTACCATAATGATTTTCTATAGTATTTCCTTGTAAAACCTGCGTTGCGAAATTTGAGACTGACCCTGATGCACTAGCCTGGGGAGCCGCAGTATTTGAGGTATTAGCAAACACTGGACTCCCAATTAATATTGCTGCTACTGAGAAAATACTGTAGTTGTATCTGTTACGCTTTGAGATTCTATGGTGCGTGTTACGTCTGTTATAGATTCTAGCCCAGGTGGTGTATAAACTTCTGTAAATTGAAAAGCATTTCCAGGGGTTGTTTGTCTCCAATTTGGTTTTTCTCCTAAATCTAAACCTGTCCATGTATATGTTGTACCGTTTATAGTTTCATTAACAGTTGCATTTGGAGCAGAGATAGTCGATCCATCATGTTCAACACCTGATCCTGTAACTGAATATGTGTACCCAGAATTAAAGTTTGTTGTTCGTATAGTTTCTGTAATATTTGTGGTAGTTTCTGTTCTTGAAGTACTTGAGCCTTGGCTGAAGTTAGGAACCACAGGCACAGCGTAGATAGGGCTAGATATAAGAAAAACAAACGGAAGTGTCCTCCACATCAGTCAATGGTTAGATCAGTAACAAACGATCCAGTAAGCGTAACACCTGTACCAGTTCCAGGGGTTAGGGTGATTGTATGATTATCTAAACCAATATCAGAAGTACCTATATTTGCTTCCTGAGTAGATGTTATATCTGAAAAGTTGGGAATTTCACCTACGGTAGCTGCTGCTGCTGGTGTTGCATCACCTTCCAGATAACTTTGAGAAAATGAAAACGCATCTCCACTACTGGATTGAGAAGCTGTAATTGTTGTTAATGCTGGTACACCATCTGTTACTGTGCCAAATCCTCCAATAGTAGAATTACCATCAGAATCTACAGTTGTGATACCGCTACCTGAAATACTGTAGGAACTACCGATTTTATCTGCTGTACTACCTGCAGAAACCGCCTCAATCTGTACGCTTGATGTAATACTGTGATTTATATCTGCATATGAAGCTGGAATACCAGCAAGAAATAAAAGTAAAAATAGCTTTTTCATTTACTTGAAGGATCTTTACCTGATGTTACATTATTTAGCTTCTTCTTGCCATTACTATTGTTTTTGACCTGTAATCCCATATTTTGCATCACTGATGCCAAAAGTCCAGCAGCAAAAGTTGTGTCAATTTGTCTGGTTGAATTTCCAAAATATGCAAAAGAAATTACTGCTAAACTCCAAAACAAAATAATCATTTGAACTAGATTTGAGATAAGAGAAGGACCTTCTTTATCTTCTTTTTCTTCTATTATTGGTTCGGTTTTTGTGTCTTTTGTTGTCATAATCCTAGTGATATACTATAAATATAAAGATTAAGGCCAAGATTTGCAATAAGCGTTAAGGTAGAGGTAGACATAACAGACAAATGGTAAAAATTTTTAAACCTATACTTTTGCTTTTTATAAAATCAAAGGCAATGAAAAGGTTAGTGCTTGATTTACTAAAAGCATTAGTTAAACAAACAGACAATACATTAGACGATCAGGCTATAAATTTTATTGAAGCAAGAATGTTTCCAGGTTCTACTACTAATCTTTAATGAAAATAACTAAATTTCTCAACATAGATATAGAACCAGCACCTCCTGAGTTGGAACTTCAAATTGAAATGCAATGTAGAGAAATTATGCAGAGTAACGATTTAGATAATGTAAAAAGATATTGCACTCATCTTGTTAGAAAAAAATTTGATCAAGATATATTTATGGCTGCGTTATTAAATAGATTGATTGAATTAGAAGCTAATCGTGTTGTAGTTGAAATGAGAAAAAGAAAACCAATAAATCCTATTGTAAAGTTTTTTCGTATTCGATAAGTTCCTCATCAGTAAAATCACGAACTAATAATTTATCTATCTTGTCTATTTCATAATTATATTTAAGAATTGCAGTTCTTATATGTTTTGTAACCCAATGACCTTTATCGTAAACTACTTGAGCTTTGCCATTTTTTTTAATAAAAACATAATGATCTTGTCCTTTCATTTGTATTTCTAAAAAGTTTTTTTCTAAGTTTTTACGTCTTATTTCTTTGAGTTTTCTTAACTTGAGGATAGATTTTCTAACTGGTTTCATTTTTTATAGTCTAAAGGAGGAGGTGTAAGCCAGTAGCGTACACCATTTATTATTTTAAAGTGAATATTTAAATTAGGATCTTTAACTAAATATTCATCTTTACATTTAGAAGGGAAGTTCTTCATTTACTCCTGTCTCAATCTTCTGTGGATTAATATTACCCCAAGTGCCGTATTTGCCTTCCATGACTTTAGAGTAGATTTGTATACATTGAGTTTTAACTGTGTCTTTTTTGCTGAAGTCGTAGACATCTCCATCTTTTGCTTTTGTGTTAACTAGATTTTGTAAATGATCTATTAAATGAGTGACGGAGTCAACAGGAATTGTGAGACTCAAAACTTGTCCTCCTTCTACAAAACGATCATCGCCAATAGTCCATTTGATTGGGAGAGGTAGTGCTGGATTAAATTCCATAATTAATTAAAAAATTGAGTTAATAAAGTGTTAAAGAATGAATTAAAAGAAACTTTGTTTTCTTTACAATGATCTTTTATTTTGGAAGCAAGAGTGTCATTAGTTCTGACACTAAAGATGTTTTTGTTCCAATCTTTTTTGCGTTGCTGTTTGCGGAGAAGAAGTTCATTCAATACTTGTTCTCTCGCAGTGTTAGCAGTTTCATCTGGTGTCATAAGCTCTCATCTATCTTAGAGATTTCAAGAGCTAAAAACTCACCATGTTCAGCAGTAGTAATATGTCTGGTAATTTTTGTATCTTTAATACTGAACTTTTTTCTGAAAGATTCGACTACGTCTTTCATCTTGAGTGGCTTCGTTTGATGAAGTGCCTGTAACTTTTCAAGAATTACTTCTTTTGCTTCTTTAGTAATAGGATCAGGAAGTTTATCTAAAACAGATGTAGGTTTTAATTTTTCATTAGGTTTGGTACGAGTTTCAGCTACACCAACTTTTGGTGGTGGTGTCTTTGTTAAAGAGTTACCATCATCATCATCGTTAGCTAATCCGTAAACAGAAAGTAATCCATATCTACGAGCATAGGTTTGTGCAGAACCAGCTTCCTGATGTGCATTTTTTACGTTACTTGGAATCTTTGGAACAGGAAACTTACTGACTAAAGGTTCATCTCCAGAAACGTGCATTAATTTTGTAATGACTATTGTAATAACTTCTCCCTCTGGAGTGATCACATAATCATTCAATTGTGTATGACAAAGACCAAACTCTGTAGCTGGTTGAACAGCAAGTAAAGCTTGAGCTAGTGTTGTGTATTTGCTTTTATAAAATGGATTGCTTCCATCTAAACCAGCAGCATGATGCTTTTGCTGGAAAGCGTTAAGTGCTTCAACTAGTGTCGAAGGCTGTTTAGTGGTCATGAGTAATTGTTTACTTGATAATTATATTACACATATATCATGTTTACTGCAAGGCAGCTTGTAATAATGTGTTGAATTGTTCTGGAGTCAAGACCATTCTCCATTGACCCCCTCTAAACCTAACCATGCTTGCAACAAAGTCAACACCAGCATTTTTTCTCTGTGTTTCTACTTCCCTGGGTTTTACTAAACAAGCTCTGGATTTGTCTTTGTAATCTGCTACCTGTATCACGCAGTTTGGTATGCCATAAATATCTCCAACATCATCTGGTATTCCTGCTGCAAGATTTCTTTTGCATTCAAAACCAGTAACTTCTGTTAAAAGTTCTGCTGCTTCTCTTTCAGCTTTATCTCCTTTTCTTTTATTTGGATTTGTCATCCTTGTAATGATCGAATGCGTCTTTGTATGTCATCAAATGCTACAACATATTCTTTATCTGTAATTTCTTTTTGAAACCATTGCCATTCAAGTGTTGCAATTTCATTATTTAATTTTGTGATCAAATACTTTTTTCTTCGATCAAGTTCTCGATAAAAACATTTCATCTCATTACTTTCCATTTTCTTCTTAGTTTTGCATTTAATTGTTTTCTTTTCTGTCTTTTCAAATTTAAATAAGTGTCATTCAGTTCATCAATCAAGTGACTAAAGTCTCCCTGCGATGACATTTCTAATGACCTTTCAAAGTTAACGATTGAAGCTTTTATTAGCTCCAAATCTCTACCTGAGACATCAAGTATATATCTCATCTTTTAGTCCACTCCGAGATAAGTTTTCTTAGCTCCTCGATACGTTTCTGAGCAGCTTCGATTCTGTCTTTTTTTGTCATTTTTTTTGTTTAAAATTTTACTTTCATAATATTTAAAAAACTCAATATATTTAATTTTATTTTCAGTTTTGATAAAACCATAAACACCTTGACTTTCTAAACTTTTATTAAGTTTCCAAAAACCTTGGTATCTTTCATATTTATCTTTTAATTTTTTTATTTCTTCAGTACTCATTTCTTACTTCTAACCTCTCTTCATTTTTTTTCTGTTTAAAAACTATAAATGGTGCATTCGGATATAGAGCACAAGTATAATAATAAGGTTTTCCTTGTTTCTCATACATTTCTTTTAATTTATATTGACCACAACGTTTATAAGCTGCAATGTGACATTCAGCAATACCAGGATCTTCATTTAAATACACACCATATTCGTCTTGAATACCAATATGTTTTTTTTGCCAATTAGAAAGGTCTGTTGGTAAATAACCTACAGTTTTGAAATAAACGTAACCCATATCAAAACAACTCCTGTTCTGATTCAAACTTCTCCCATGCTTTCTGCCATGCAGCTTCGCATCTTTCTGTTGGTTGATCAATGTTCATAATACATCTACCTTCAAATGCCCAGATTGTATTACATACATCTGGTCTTAAATCGTAGTTTAGTTTCAACATTTCAACGTAGCAACCAAGTTGTTTATCAGTTGAGTAAGGTTCTTTCCAATACATATCAAGATCCTCGATATATAACAAACCATCTTTTTTTCTCTTTCGCATGAAGTAATCACAACTGCTTTTTGTCTTCAAGTCGATCAATCTTATCTGGTTAGTTTTTGTATCTTTACCAAGTAGATCAAGTTGACCACCAACTGATTTATCAGGTATCGACATCATATGTTCAACTGCCATCGGTTCAAAATGTGTGAACAGATCATGTTGAAGTAAAGGTTCAACCCATGCACCATATTCATCAGGATCAATCTTGCCATTGCCTAACATATGTTCAGCTAGACATTCATGGCATTTTTCTCCTCTGGGCTGCCATTGTGATCTCCACTTTTCAATATTTTCTTTGTCTTCTTCAGATAGTTCACTACAGACTTGAGTAGTTGAATAAGACATCCATTGTCTTGTTTCTGTATTCACATATCTGTGTGTATTTTCATCTCTTTTGATTGGAAGAGGTTTTAAAAGTTGGAAGGTTTTCATTGTTAGAAGTCGTAAGTTGGAAG